TCTTTCTTTCTTTTCTAAGTTAAACTTGTGGTGGCGTTGGTTGTGGTGGTTGAGGGCCTTCTGGTCCTCCTTGTTCTCCACCTGTCGAGACACCTTTTTGCATTGCTGCGCTGCTTTCTTCTTTCAACAACTTCAAATCATTATCTGTAACAAGTTCTCTGCTGAATGCAGAACGAAGCAGTCGAGATACAATTGACAAGACAGTTCCTGGAGCAGCGGAACCAAATTGACCAAGCATTTGAATAATACCTGCGGCTTCTTCTTTCTTCCGTTCTGTTGTTGGCTTCTCTGTGCTACCTGCTGCAATGGTCAACGAGTGTTGAAGATTGAAATCACGAACAGACATCTGCACAAAGTCTTCTGCGGCTTTTGTAGAAACAAGCATCTGCATTTCTTCCATGGTAAACTGAGATACCATAATTTCACAAACTGACCAGAGCAGGTCTTCTACGCTGGCTTCAATCTTGTCGGTCAAACCTTCAAGACGTGTTTGTGCTTGTTCTTTGTAAGTGTTAACAGCGGTGGTGTTTGTGTTTACCTTAAATTGCTGACCACGCATAGCATCACCAACACGGCTGGCACTTGTGATAGCTTCTTTAAGTCCTGACTTATCAAACATTTCCATAAACTGAAGTGCTGGCATTTTGAATGGAGCAAGCATTCCATCAACGCCTTTATCTTTGTCTTTCAGTTTGATGCCAATAGCTTTTAACTCGCCAGTTGATCGCGTTACTTCTTTGAGAACTCTGTCAACTTCTTTGCTGTCTACAGTGTTGCTATCGTAGAGAATTATGGAAAATGCCGCTTTACGGGCAGCACTTGCTTGCTTGTTGATATTGTTAATCTCCTGCTGGAAACGGATATAATGAGAAACCTCGCCACGTTGTGTAATCGAGTTGATCGGTGACGAGAACGACAAGATGAAGTGGGGGAAGAACCGAGAAAGTTTCAGCTCATCTTTGTAAACCCAAAGTGGTGTTTCCCACCGACCTTCAAGATAAAGTATTACAAGCCTTGTAACCCGATCATAGACCCAGACAACTGGCAGTTTGTTCTTCAACCGCAACGATGCTTGATCAACATCAAGATCAGGGAAGATTTCTTCCATAACGGTTGCCGTAGCTGTAGCTTCTGGATTGTCTCGTTTTTCTGCTTCATAGCCTATACGCTCATCATAACGATAAACAAGTGTTCCGCTGTTTTCGTCCATCTTCATGTATTCAGCTTTGATGTACGCTTCATCAAGTTGGTCACGCTCCATCAGCCACTTGCTGTCAGAAGTGTCAGTTTCAGTAGCACTTGGGTCAGCGATAATGTTAAACGGATTGATCACGGATACGGACATGCCAAATTCCCGACGCATTTCCAACTCCCGTTGAAGAATGTCGAGCAATTCGTAATAACGGTTTGCAGTCTCAGGGTCTTTCTCAACTTTGATCAATTGCTGCACAGCTTCCAGCGTTTCCAGTGCTTGTTCCACTGAACCTTTCTTCGGCTGATACCCAAGTTTTAAAACGCCGAAGTTTGTAAAGTGCGCATTGATGATTTGCTTGACAACTTTTGGTCGCAAGTTTAAGCCAAGGTTAGCTTTCTTATTCATTAACACTGGAAGTGCCGCACCGAGAAGTGCAGCAAGCGGTTGGCCTTTCTCATCCTGCGAAGAAATTTCTGCTGACGGGTTTCGCATATAAGAGAAATCAACAAGCGTTTCCACAGTTGTTCGGATAACATTTTCTTCTGGTGCAGCGTTTTGGTCGTCAGCACCTTCATAAGCACCAACAGATGTAAATTCTTTTATTGCTTCTTTCCAATCACTGTGGATTGTTTGCTGCGCTCTAACACCGTCAGCAAAGCGGGTTGCATATGTATGCCCAACTGTTGCACCAATAGGTATAGCGTTTTCAGATAGTAATCGACTTTCGCTAATTACTTGTTCAGGATCACGCTCTGATGTGATAACTCCCAAACTTTCGGCAACGTTTACGCGCTCGTTCTCAGTGTCCATGAATTTGTTCCTTTTCCAAATGTCATACTTGTTTGATTAAACATTACGGATGAATACATCAAATCCGCTGCTTCTGGTATGTACGAAAACATATATTTCAATGTATCCATACTGTGATCATTCTTATCTATCGGTACGTCAATTCTTTCAAGACCGCCATTAGTTTTCCAAAAATAACTGCCGAACTCGTCAAACATCCACGAAAGATGTGTAGAGAAATATATCAACGGTCCGTTCATTTCTCCTGTTATCAGGTTAGGAAAATCATTAACAGCTAAGTAGCTTGTCACTTTTGCAATACCGTTAAGCACATCATTCTGTCCTGCACGATAAAACAGTTCATGACTTTCTGTTAACACATCTTTAATCGTTTCAGAACCTTTGCCTGTGCCGTTTACAATTGTGCGTTTGAAAATAGCTGGATCGGCATTGATGGGATCGTCAAATTCAAGATATGGTTCGTACATAGCACGTAATCTGATTTTTTCATCGCCAATCTGTTTGAGCGACATATTAGGTTTATAGAAACCATCAAGAATAAATACACGACCGATGTGGTCAACAAATCCAAGTAAATAGCAACTAGGTGACGCGATACCAAAGTCAAAACCTTCAAGAGCTTTAAACTTCATGCCAGTAGCTCGTGATTGAAAAAGATACGCTTCTATCTGCCGTTTAGGAAGTGTGTGTGTTTCAAGATCAAAATCTGGATAAACAAGTCCTTCAAATGCTCCCCATTCACCGCCAAGGTAACGATCACGAAATTGTCCGGTATATGCCGCCTCAAGTGTCTTGATAAAGTCGTCTTCAAGGTTGTGCTTGTTTTCGTAAGTGCTTGCCTCGAACAGATCAATGAGTGGCTTCTCAGTATCAACATCAATGATAAGATCGGGGTGGATTTCTCCATTTTTCTTATACATTGCCATCGGCTTGATAAGTTTGTGGAATACCCAGTTAAAGGATGGGTTAGCTGCAAGGATCAACCAACGTGGCCCTGTTACAGGCATTGTAGCAGATGTGCCTTTGTATGGAGTGCTACCACGCAGACGACCAAGCAAATCGAGGAAGTCTTTATACATAATCGCGGGGTTTTCGATTTGGTCTACAACTGCCCAATCATATGTTGCAGATAGCAAGTTAGAACTGGTTTGACCATCAGCAGCGGAACGGCCCTTCTGTTGAAGATAACGAAAGTTTACTTTTGACCCATTCTTAAAGATTAAAGTGTTATCCGCAATTGTGGGCCAACGTTTAACTGAACTGGCTGGCACCCACTTAAAGAATTCTTCTCTAATCGTATCGTTAAGCTGTGCATACGTTGCCATAGCAATAATGCCATTAGAACCAGGATAATCCCGCGCCAAGGTGATTGCCTTGACGCAGGATGCAGCAGTTTTACCGTTACCGAAACCACCACCAATGATTTGGATTTTATTTACGGAGCGCATGAACTTTTCGTGCATACCTCCAGGTTTAATTCGATATTCGGGCATTTTATTTTCCTAGTGCGTCTGAATGACCATGTAGTGCTGAACACTTGGTACGAAAAGCATTGGTGAGAAGTGTTCAGATAACATAAGTGTTTCCTCACCAATTCGAACAACCCAATAATCACCGCTATCAATGACCGCGCCGCGTCTGCACAGTTCTTCATATGACACCGGCATTACATGGCTTGTAACGGGCCAGATGATATCACTTTCGTTTGATTTGCACACTAACCTTCTCCTGTGCTCCTTCATCGTCCATGAATGTAATACGCAGTTCATCTTCTTGAGAAGTCTGTCCAGCATCACCAGAAAAGAAGTTATCCGCATTTGTACCGGAGCGATCGAGCACGTCTTGAGCAGCTTTCAATCGTACATCGGCTCGTGTCTTTTCATCGTTCATTAAACCGACAACAACGTTTGCAGCATTGTCAGCAAAACTAGCAATCTTACCTTGAACACTCTCAGCGGATACAGCAATCAGTCCACGGAACACACGTTCAAAGGTTGCCTGTGCAGATGGCAATACAGACATACGTTTAATCTCATCAAGAGGTACGCCAAGCATATCTGCAATATCTTCAAACGCCAATCCCATAAGTCGAAGGCCAACAATAGCTGCAATACCTGTCTGCTCTTTAGGATCAGCATCAGGCATCATATCCTGCCGAATTTCCTTCGCAGGTTTAAACTTATCGAATGCTGGGATTTTGCGCCGTTCACTGTATTCTTCAATAGATACTTGCCGTTCTTCAAGTGTATCATCATCAAGGACTACAATGCCTACGCCTGTGACCAGTGGATCACCCGGTTTTGCTAGTGCCATTTGCGAAAACTCCTACTTTGTTACAAGGGTTGTAACGTTGATTAAGGAGAAATTAGCACAATTATACACATCAAGCAATGTCAATTAACAAGGTGAGAGTTTAAATAATAACAATAAATAAGTATAAGATATACGACGCAAGCCCCGAGTCGAGGGGGCAATATATCTCTCGTTGTTAATATTATTACTTGTAACATACTTTTGCTGTCTAGTCAATGGCTTTGGCCGAACTCAACACTCGTCAGTATCTAAAGAGAGAGAACCACCAGAATGGTGCGAAACAACTCCTAGACCATTACCCCTTTCACAATAACCACACCTCTCGTTACAACCATTGTAACAGTTATCATGATTAGGTGTATCGCGTCTATGACTGGGATTGTTGTTACCAAAGGAAAAGGCCCAAGGAGTATAACTCAACTTGGGCCTGAACCCCACCATGGGAGGAAAGGGCGGTGTAATAGTGATTTGATTAGAACCGGCACAATTCACTGTCGCCTCACCACTGTTTATTATATAGCATTTTATTTTTTCATAGTCAAGCATTATCTATTACAAGGGTTGTAACAAAGGTGGCGGGGATGGGGCGGGGAGTAGTTGTTATAGGAATGTTAATATCAAGGAAGACTACCTCCGTTGTCCCCCGCGCCGTGGCTAGTCACTCTATCAGCGCGGGTTTGGAAACAAGGGGCGCATGCGGGGGTAGAGTATTTAGAATGAGAATAGGTCGCAACGTGTCAGCATGGCATTTACCTGTTAAACCGCGATACTGTAACAATTGTAACGAACGCGTGAGATAGTTGTAACAATACCTGGTAGCCATTGCCATATTCCCAGTTATATTCCAATATGACTACATCGAAACGACGACGACGACATGGACAACGCTCCAAACAGTCAAACGCTCTAACGATACGGAAAGAAAAGACTAGACAATCATTACAAGCCATGTAATACTTAGGCAACAAAATGGAGAACGGCACGATGAAACTCAATTCCCATAGTGATCGCGACATGCTAAAAATGCGTATTCAAGTCTATGCGCACGGCAATATCCAAATCGGCAAAATAAAAGCGGCGGAAGTCATTGCCAACGGTTGCCTATCGCGGTATGATGATATGATCGAGCACAATCCGACTAACAGTAAAGGCTATTGGGCAAACTATTATTATGATGAATTTGTGCGGCTTAACTAACCCGCGCGACGCTATCAGGCTGGACCATTGACGTTCCCACTCACTGTCTCATGTTTAATTGCTGGCATCCCTATAAATCTCTCACCTTGTTAGTGATACAAGGCTTGTAAAGGATACGAAAATGGATATCTTTGATATACTGCGACACTTGCAAGATACTGCAAATAAAAGTCAGAAAATGCTGGCAACACTGCGAGACGAACAAGATGGCTTAGAACCGTCACAAGCCGGAATGTCCCATGCTGACTACACTATTGCAATTACATCTTGGCAAGGTAGGCTGTCACAAGTAATCGAAACACGTCAATGGATTATTAGCGGCATGTTATAACGATTAAGTATTGCAATTGGCGAAACACCTGTTACAATGGTTGTAATAGGTAGAAACAAGGAATTGAGTTTATGCGCCCTCTTACAAAAACTGTTATTGAAAAGCGGCTAAATGTTTTAAACCGCGTACTTGGCACCAACTATATTCTCGATTATGCCGAATGTTATGGTGGATACTGCTTATCAAATAATAAAGGTTCTTCACATCATACCATGCGCATGACAAACCGTGAAATATATCAATTTATTCAAGGCATGTTGTTCATGTATCATGAAACAAAAGATCTAATCGGCGCGAAGCGATCAACTGAAAACAGAAAAGGCTAAGACTATGATTTTCGCAATTTGGGATGAAACGGCAGACAAGCCAACCAAAACACAAGTATTCCTTGACGGTTGGCAGGATTTTCGTGATTATTTAGATACACTTGACTATAAAGATTTTCCAGATATTGTCGAATTTGTAGAATTTAAAAAACGTTAGCTTAGTTGTGTCGCGTCATACTGACTTTATCGTTACATTTTGTCAATAGTGTTGAAAACGCTCAATACTATTGCCAAGGTTCAACGAAAACCGTTAACCTTTAACAGTCTGGAAAGGCTAAATCATGTATAACGTAACATGCCAATATCCAACCGCAAAACGTTCCGTCGTTGTTCGCAATGTTGCAGGACAAATTGAAAAAGATGCCAACGGAAATGCCGAAACCGCGAAAATTCCTGAAACATTTACACTTACTATCGCCGCCGATAGCGCAAATCATGCGACCAAATTGGCAAGAGGCATCACGCATGGCGCTATTTGCTTTATCGCGTAAATACTTCCAAAAATTCAAATACTTCAAAGCTTGAAAGGCTTAATCATGTTTAAAACATTCATCACGGCAACCGCAATCATGGCATTTTCTGCATTCGGTGCAATGGCACAAGAAACGGGGCCAATTGAAGCGGTTGAAACGGCTGAAAATTCGCCAATCAGTGACTATATCGAGCCAGTTTGCGCAATTACCGCAATCATTCTGTCCGAACGCGCAGTATCGGCTTGCAATGGTAACGCTGATGCAATGCCCGCAATGTTGCAAGACGGGTCACGCCTCTCAAATCGAGGTGTCGGCGCAGAATTTAACGCTTTACTTGCGAATGTTGCCAATTTTAACGGATAAAATCGGTTAATCTCCCTTTACATCCCTTGCAGCTTCCATTACAAGGGATGTAATACTAGACTAACCTGCTAATTGACACGAAACACGGATAATTTTTACTAAATCAACGGTTAATAATCGTTAAACTGTAAATGCTGACACTGTTTCGCGTCATACTGACAACTGAAAAGGGCAAAAATATGATACGACACAAAAATTTTGCATATGTTGAAAGCATTTCACCATCGGAAGAAATGTTTACAGCAACCATAAGCCTAAAAACGCATGGTGAATGTGTTGTGGCTATCGGTAGCGACGTTGACGAATGTATTCGACGCGCAATCATTATTTGCGACGCACTAATCGCAGACCATCAAAAGAAACCGGCTTGACACAAGGAAAAATATATGATAACAATAACGAAGTTAAACAAAAGAAAATAGAACAATAAGCCTCTCTCTCTTAGATATTTGTTGTTTGTTGTTAATATCTCTAATTTGTTTAACTTCTTCTATTGACTTCCAACGTTATATCCCCTATAACATACTTATCAACATAACGGAAGCGGCAAATGGCACATATACCTTCTAAAATCGTGTTCAATTCGCATAATCATCTTGTGATGTTGATCGAAAACGCAGAAATTGAGACAAGTGATACAAACCTTGTAATGACCTACGATGCGGGAATTTATATGTTTCCGACAGATAAAAGCGCAAAAAGGTTTGCAAACTCTATTAACTCTGCTATGCTAGACCCAGTGGCGAAAGCCTTCACAAAATCCTGAAAGGATTAACTAATGACTTCTCAAGTAAATGATATTGTCGTATTTGAAGCGGCGAACGTGGCGACAATCGGCAACCAATTCCTCAATGGCATTCTTATGCACGAAGCGTCAATGGAAGCTGCCAAAGCTGAAATTGTTCAAGGTGAAAAGCGCGAAAATTTCATTGACTTTGAAATGACCAAAGCGGTGTTGTTCCTTCATGGCACGGAAGCGATTGACCTTTACAAGCTTTACGGCGATAAAAAAGCTTCGCAGGTTCTTTACCGCCAAATTCTTACAGAGCTTGGCGTTTTGGCAAAAACCATCACGGATGAAGACACTGTCGAATACTCTTACACCGACCCATCCTTGAAAGATCAATTTTTCCTTGATGGTGCGTTGAAAGAAACTGACGAAGCCGAATACTTGCGTCGCCGTAGTCGCCGTAACAGCCTTAACATTCGTTTGGCCCGCGTCTGCAAAGCTGCAATCGCCTTGCATGATGCAAACGCCACGCCGGATGATCTGGTTTATCGTGACAATGACGACGGGTCAAAGTCTGCCGTGATCACAAAAGGCCCTCGTGACATTATGGGTGAAGGTGCGGAAGTGTCTATCAATTCCGACGCACGCAAACCGCTTGAAGGTGCAAAATTCTCACCTTCTATCACTGGCCTTGCTAAGATGGCAGATAGTGCGCACAAAGAAGTCGCACCTTCCAAAGACAAAGCTGAAACTGATGCGGGCAAAGCAGGTGAAGGCGTCAATGGCGAGGCAGACTTCCTTGCAACCGTCAACACCTTGGTTATGATGATCAAGGGACGTGAAGGCAAATTTGCCAAAACAGAAGAAACTGCGCTGCGCTCCCTTGCATCGCAACTAAAAGAAGCCAATCTCGTTACCAAGTAAGATTGTTTCTTAACTGCTCCACCTGTTATAATGCTTGTAACAGGTGGAGTATTTAGATAAGCAATACCGCTTTAAAGAAGGGTAGGACATAATGCGCAAGGCATAGGTTTTGTCACAACAGGGCCGCAAAGCTTGCTAGTATATTTTTGGCATCCCACGCCAGCGAAGTGGAAAAAATAGTGCTTGACTCATGTTGTTAATCTTGATATACAAAGTATACAAGATGAGATAAGGCAAACGGCACAACGGCACACGGAAGGAAGCAGCATTACAAAGCTTATAACGGTTGGACTTTACGATAGTCTTTCCAAAAGTAGGCCACCAATTCTTCGCTATGACGGCACATCATGGCACTTGTGGATTACTTATAATAAAGACTTCACTCTTGGCACGTTCTACAATTTCTTTGCAGATGGTAAACTGCTTCAAATAACATACCACCCAGACGGCACACAATCTGAAAACAAGTTGCGGTAATGACCGTAACACCTACATAAGGAAATGACAATGCAAACGAATGAACTTGTTCGGCATATTCAAATCAATCAAGGCGCAAAAATCGTTAAAGCGTTTTATGGTGAAACATTGCAAAACCAAAGTTATTCTTTTTTGAATGCGTGTGGAATTGCTTTAAAAGAAAATGACCAAATTGTTGTTCAAACAAAAGATACGTTTAAAATCGTGACAGTTTTGGACCCCGACCAATCTATCCAAGAAATTCGCGGCTCAATTGCGGATTTACAACACGTTGTCGATAAAATCGACTTAGACCGATTTTTGTCTGTTACTGTTTCTGAAAACACGGCAATCTCAGCGCTTGCTATGTCAGAGGTGACATCAAGGCTGGAAGCGTATCGTGAACAACTTGGCAACGACATTTATGATAAAATAAACGAAACGCTTTCCATTACAAGCAATGTAACAGAAACAAAGGATTGAACAATGGCAAACCCTGATCCGAATTTTGCATCCATCCCTCTTTCAAAGGTGGAAAGCGGAATTAACCTTTTGATCAATCGCGTTGAAATGTCAAAAGATAACACGACCAAGGGCGCAGAATTTATTGCGCATTTTGTTGGCGGCATTCTTGAGAAACGTGGCAAGGCTATGAAAGAAAAGTCAACCAAAGCTTTCAAGGCAGACTATAAAGCGCAAATTGCTCAACCAACGGCGGGCGCTATTGTCGTCGCTACGTCACAAGAATTGACACTATCGGCAAAGGTAACGGCACCGCGCGAAAGCTTTGATAAAGATGCCTTCATGGCAATCATTGCCGACAAATTCGACACGTCGCTGCACGCTTTGCAGACTATTGCAGACACTTGCACTAAGCAATCAGCAGCACCTGTTTCGTTTACTACAAGCCTTGTAACGAAAGGCACAGACGATGAATGATTGGTTTGACACACGGCACACTGGCATCCTTTCACAAATCATTGGTGATTTTGATCCCCGACCAGTGAAAGAGCAAATTGCTTCCAACTATGCACACGGTGGTGGCTGGGACCCGTTTGAAGGCTTTACGCTCAACGATCATGAAAAGGCTGGTGAAGCTTTTTTGCAATATCCTAATGATCCGCCCATGAGAGAAGTCGCACGCACAATGATCCGTGACGAGTTGGTTATTTTGTTCGATTATTCGTGGGTTGCAGTTGTGCAACTCGATGGTGATTGGGCAGTGACACGGATGGATTGAAAATATGAAAATTAAAGATTTGACAGAAAATGATATTGGGCGCAATGTTATCTATACCCCAAATCATAGCACATCGAAAAATCCTGCAACGGAGCCGGGAATACTTTCATCTTGGAACGTTCAAGTAGTTTTTGTTCGCTATGGCATGGGATCGACTGCGGCTGCTACTAATCCTGAACAACTCCACTTTGCCTATTAACCACTGCCGATACAAGCCTTGTAACACCAACACCAACACCGACGAAAGGAAAAGACATTGCCAATTGAAAGTATCTTCAAAGCGCCAGACATTCGGCAACAAACACTGCAACAAGCTGAGAATTTCATTGCAGCTAAACGCACCAAACGAATGATCGTAGTGCATACATATAAGGAGAAAGTCCTTACCAAAGCCGTTAAGATTGAAGAAGCTGAATTGATCAAGTTTGAAAAGCGGAA